CTACAGATTCTTAAAATATTTATATAATGTATAATGCCGTGGCATATCCAGTTACTTCATGGTTCTAAACCTGCCAGATATTTTGTTGTTACAGATTCTACTGGTCGCAAACATTCTAAAGAACCACTTACTCTTGCTACGGCCAAGAAACAATTAGCCGCTCTACAGATTCATGTAGATGATAAAAAAAAATAATTATACAATCAGAGATTCAATTTGTAAAATCATGTCTCCTATTTTTTCGTACAAGCTCAGCAGCCTCTCAGATATCTCGTGATTCTTAGATATTATATATAACTGAAAGATTTCCTCCTGGTATTTGACTAAGATATTCCCTAGTACTATAGGATCTATCTTTGGCATTTTATTATAGATTAGAAATTATTTCTTTTCAACACAGAGCAGTGTCATCTGAAACTCTGAATTAAATGTTTCTGTGGCTTCTGGATCAGCGTAAGGATCGTGCACAAAAAGTAAATCACCGTAACAATCTCTCATCTGAAAGTCTAGTGAATTTATTGCGGTATCTGGTGTCCAATTAATTATCTTAGGATTATTCAAATCAAATGTAGCAACAAATGGATAAGACCCAAGAGCATTACTTGAACTTATAATAGTCCCAGCTTGATTGACAGATGATGATGTAGTTAGTTGAGGAGCACCAACACCGGATAGATATACTCTTGCTATTAAACCTTTGCGCTTACTTGTAGAACTATCTGTATCTTTGAGTTTCTGGTAGTTTGTTAGAGCATCAGAATATATATCAACATAAGGAGTGTATAAAAATTCTGGTGGAAGACTACTCGTCTGTTGTGTTTCTGGGAATGAATTAATTAAATTGATACCCATAGTTCTGTAGAGTTTCAAAGAGTTTGTAAGTGATACAGGAGTATTTGCCCATTCAGTAGTATTTGGAAATGAGAATCTTCTGCCTGTATTAGATAAAAAAATAAACCCTGGAACTGCTCCTATTTTTGCTCCTACATAGACATTAACATTTTGCTGGTATCTAACAGTAAAATTAGAATCAACATAAGTCCCTAGCTGTATCTCAAGAATAGCAGCTAATTCATCTGGAGTATAGAATCCATAAGGGATGTCAAATCTAGTAAAGATAAATGAACCAGATCCAACAGCACTCTCATATCTAATTACAAATAGATCATTTACATTCGGCATAATGGTAGGCAGATTATATTGAAGTTGTATCTGAGATATAATTATCTTGTCAATATAACCGTTCATAATTGCTCCAGGAGCTGTAATCTGAAAGTCATTTGAATATGGCGGAAGAGCAAAGTATAATGCTTCCAGTGTGTTAGAATAAGGTTGGGCTGCATTACCAAAATTAGCAATGTATCTGTCCGTAGAACTTATAGCCAATATAGCATTGGGCTGTCCTGCCATCTAATAGACTATATAATTTATTCCGTGACCGTAAGAGTAGCTGACCACTCTGTCTGGTACGTGGTACTCCAGAAGAGTGGGTTGCCCCACATATCTAAGAGTGTAATATCTACAGTGTTGATGGATGTGTTAGGGCTCCACTGAGACCAGTTGGGGCTGATCCAGTTCTTGGTCATAGAAAGGGGCGCTACGCCAATCAAGTTGGGGTCTGGGTAACCGCCAGAGGCCGTCTGGTTATTGACAAAACTCTCGTTGAGCCAGATGCGTCCTAAGACACTGCCTGGAGACTGTACTGATGAGTTGGCATCCTTGGTGTCCTTGTAGTTCGTGAGAGCCTGTGAGACTATATCTACATAGTCCGTAGGCTTGAGATTGGGCACTCCAAGTTTCGCAGTTGTAAAAGGCGTCTGGTCAGGGACACCCAACATTCTCCAGACTCTGCCGTAGTTATTGGCATCTGCTACAGACTGGCCAGTGACACCTGGATTGAATGTAAATGTAACAGCACTACCAGTTGTGAAGGTAAAGCCTGACAATATAGGATTTGAAGCAACTGAAGTATTAGTTGTAGGCGGTGAAACCCCAGCAGAAGGCACTGGATTACCTGCTGTAGCACGAATAAGAACTTGTAGTGCTGTCGCTAAAGTAGTTGTATTGTAATAGCCCTGAGGGATAGTGTAGTAGAATGTTCCAGCGCCACTAATGACAAGACTGAACTTATCGTTATATCCAGTGACCACTGTGGGGACATAGTAGTTCAAGTTGAACTGCGTGAGAGCCACTCTTGAGAAATAGCCATAGAGTAAGTTGCGCTTCGTCTGGATGACACAGTTGTTTGTGGATGGCTCTGGAGTTGAAGAGAAGATAGGACCAAATAGTTTAGCCGTGTTCTGGTCTGCGCCTGACGTGTTGGCGGCTGGGACTGGAACATCATTGACAGTATATCTGTCTAGGCTGTCCAGATGTAGTTCAGCGGTCTTGGGCTGTCTATACGCTGTCGCTTTCGCCTCTGGGTCGTCAAGGGTAAAACGAAAGTTAGGAGCACCAACATCCATAGTTATCTATCAGTGGGCTATAATAAAATTTGATTAATAATTAAATATTAGCCGTAAGTATGCGCTATCTTTGGATCCACAGAGACGTTGAGATACTCCAGGGATACATTACACGTTATGCTTGTAGTCCGTACATTGTCAATAGAGAAAGACTAGAGATTCAGTGGCAATGGAACAAGATCAAGGATGAGATGGAAAAAACTTTGAAAGAGTTGGATTCCCACATGGCCTCAAAAATTGAATGTATAAATGAGCAAAAAAAATAGTATGCCGGTCTCAGTTCTTATGTGTAAGGAGGTTCCTCCAGTCCAGAAAAAAATCGCCGACAAGCTTAGACGCAAGATGTCAAAGCCCAGCACTCCGGAGATCGTTCCAGAGAACAAGATGGTCAAGTTAGCAGAGGATGATGATACTGTTACAATTACATATACACTATCAGTTAAAAAAGATAAGATAGAAGATGACGAGACAAATCCACTATGGCGTGAGGCCTGTTGGGCTGCACTCTTATCTATGCGCAATCTTGACGAGGAGGTAGTCATCAGACCTGGTGCTCATCTAGACGAGGCGTTCAAGGACTTCGGCAACACGGACTGTAAGACAGTCAATACATGTATTATGGCCGAGGCTCTCACGAAGGCCATGCTCACCAAGACGTTCAAGACGTTCATGGCTAGTCAAAAGAAATAAAAAATTCTCCATAAGATCTCCAAAAGCCTGATATCAGTTGCGTCTTAGCTTTCCGGCCTCTTCCCATTCTACTTAGCCGTAGTAAGAATTCCTTAAGTTTTTTACGCACTTGACTCAGACAATCGCATCCCCAAGAGTCTTGACTACGGCTCTGTCACCATAACCTTGTCTGCTTCTTGTCCGGTGAGAGTGATCGTAAGCGGCCGCGGCCTTAGGTGCCGGAGCAAGACCGACAGGTGCGAGAGGAAGACCAAGGTCTTTCATAACGCCAGGGCGATTGGGCGAGATGAAGGCCGTAGGTGTTCCAGGGATTGTGGCCGCCTCAGAGCAAGACATAGTAGAGTGCATATCGTGGGTCTTATCTCTGCTCGTTAATTTCTTGAGGGCTTTGACGACCTTCTTGACGCTTACGTCGGTGTTAGACACTTCCTCGGCCGTCGCAAATTGGAAGGGTGAATAGTGTAGGTGCATTCTATAAATGGATTTTATTTTATTTTCATTAGTTAGAAACAATGGACGGTGTAGCTCCAGACCTCGGTAAGATCGTGACGTATGGATTCTATAACGCAAATCCTCCAGGTCAGCCACAGTTTGCTCTAAGTGCTGGAGGCACAGGATACACTAATACTATCCAACAGGCTGGAGGACAGGTGACTGTAGATGAACTTGGCGGCATCAACATGGTAGCCTCCTCTGGAGCTTTCGTAGGTGTAGATAGTTTTGCCAATATCACTCTCAATACCAGCACGACCTCTGGTGTTATATTAATCAAGACCAACGGTGTAGGCAATGACGTAGATATTGAGAACGCCGGAACAATCGCCTTTGATGTTATTGGTGCTGGTGCGCTCACTGGTGTCCAGACGATCAACGGCAGCGTGTATCCGCCGCCAGGTGGTGGTGGTGGTACAAGTATCACGCAGGGGGGAGCCTTGGTGGCCTGTCTTGGAAACGGTGCAGTCTATATTTCATCCATCGGCGCTGGAGTATCTGTAGATGTAGTCAATGCCGGAGCAATTGACTTTGACCCAGCAGGTGCCAGATCTATCACTGGTATCTCATCTATCACAAGTGCTACTAACATAGACATCAGTGCCAATGGTGGCGACTTGAGCCTCTACTCAGACAATGGCGCAGTCAAATTAATAAATGGTACAGGTCTTGTCAGTGCTGGAAATGTTCTACCAGTATCAGATGTCACAGGAAACATAGGTATCCCAACACAGGCCTGGTCTGCTATCTATGCGGACACTGGATACTTCTCAACCATCAATGGCTCAGCATTTCCTTCTTCCCTTCCAGCAGATGTTTCTTTCAGCACCATCAATCTTGGCACTGGTGGATACTTGGCTGTCAATGATGTCACAGGATACATACAGACCCCTTCTTTACAGGGTTTGGGAGGGACTGATATGAACATCTATGCAGCCCAAGACTACATACTAAAACTTGTTGGTGGTGCTAATGGTGGGGATCAATCTCTAGTCCAGTTAAATGCTGACGGTTCTGTCAATATCAACAATGACAGCACACTAGGTGTATCAGATGGGACAGGCCTCACTATTGGGGCAGAAGGTGTAACACAACAGTTCCCTCTTGACCCCACATCAGCCTTTGGCATTGGTGCTATCACGAATCTCTCAACCATCAATGGAGTAGCAGTATCAACCTTTGGCGCACAAGGAGCACAAGGAGATATGGGCGCTCAGGGAGATATGGGCGCTCAAGGAGATATGGGCGCTCAGGGAGATATGGGCGCTCAGGGAGATATGGGTGCTCAGGGAGACCCAGGAACCGCAGGAGCACAGGGTGACACAGGCGCTCAGGGTGACGTAGGAGCACAAGGAGATATGGGTGCTCAGGGTGACCCAGGAACCGCAGGTGCTCAGGGTGACGTAGGAGCACAAGGAGATATGGGTGCTCAGGGTGACCCAGGAACCGCAGGTGCTCAGGGTGACGTAGGAGCACAAGGAGATATGGGCGCTCAGGGTGATATGGGCGCTCAGGGTGACGTAGGAGCACAAGGAGATATGGGTGCTCAGGGTGACCCAGGAACCGCAGGTGCTCAGGGTGACGTAGGAGCACAAGGAGATATGGGTGCTCAGGGTGATATGGGCGCTCAGGGCGCTCAGGGCGCTCAGGGCGCTCAGGGCGCTCAGGGTGATATGGGCGCTCAGGGTAATCCAGGATCTAGCCCTACAGTCTTGACAGGTATCACCACAGACTTATGTGCTGAGGCTTGGACGCTCTATGGTGCATCCACTATATATTATCTTGACTATGATCTTGGTACTATAGTATCTACTTCAACAAACATTCAATGTACAACAATTAACTCTGACCCAGAGACAGCCTCTGCTTGTTGGCTAGTAACTGTGACACCAGATGAAGCAGCAGATGGAACCGTCAGATTATACTGCGCAGCAGATCCTGGTGGTTCCACATCACCACTCTACATCTCTTGGCTCATCACGAGCAACTCTCCTTAGATCTTACGATACAGAGCACTCATTGTCTGGCTATGTCCCATCTGACGAGCCAGTTCTGCAGACTCCTTGAAACTCAACTCACCCCTACGCATCCAAGAGGTATAGGAATGTCTCAAGATGTTGGCACCCACGGACTTACCAGAATGTTTCTCAAATATTCTGATAATCGTCTGACCCAGATCCCACTCCTTCATTGGAAGACCGTTTGCGCCAATGAGCAGATAAGAGTCATCAACTAGGTCTCTCCACTCTCGGATTACGTCACAAAGTTCGGGACTCAATACAATCCTCTCGGCTCCGTGGGTTTTGTAGGTCTTGTAGTCCGTAAAGAAGAAGTAGGGCTTATCACTCCAGACAAGATAATTAGCTCCGTGCTCTGCTGGTTCTTCTGAGACAATCTTCATCTCAGCGTAATCCAGGCGTCTTGGGCGAATCAAGACGTAGAGTGAGACAATCAGATATTCCTGGAATGTCTGGAGGTCACAGACGGCAAGTCTCATGCGTTCATATGCCTCCAGGATCTGAGGCCACTCCAGATACTTGGCTTCTTCTGTCTCAGACAACTTCTGCTCTTTCATCTTGTTTGAGACCTCCTCGTTCAGAGCATCCATTTTCGCTCTGTAGGTAACCTGAGCCTCTGGAAACAGATTAGCCTTCTTGACTGTAGAGTATATAGCGATGTAAAAGGTCTTTCTAGAATTGATTGCGTACTTGCTCTGATCAATCCAGGATATGACTGCGCCGGAGTCATTCAAGAAGTCCAGGCCATCAGCAGCACCAAGAGCCTTTCTGACTATGGAGATTGAGCGCTCGTAGGTTGAAGAAGTAAATACGGAGGTCATACTATAATATTATAAATAAAAAGGTATTTAAGCATTCAATTTTAAGGGTAGAGAGTGGTTCAGGTTTAGTTAAGGTTTAGTTTAGTTTTATAAGTTACCCTTTATTCTTGAACCCTTGAACTTCCTAAAAACTACCTATCACCTGAAACTGATTTTCAAAACTTAACCAAACCTTAACCTAAAGTTGAATCACTTTATTCTATTATACTGATATGCCTGGGGATTACTCTTGCTTCCTTTGCTCAAAGAATATTTCATATGCTGGAAAGAAGAAACACTTATTTAGTAAGAATCACCTTGATCAAATCCACTCTGGAATCTTGAGAAAAAGGGATGCTCTTGAACTCTGGATAGCAGAGTATGAAAAGGGTAAGAAGTCTCACCTTGATCATATTCCCATCATCTCTCTATCACCTGGCTCATATTATATTGTCTGTATTCCTTGTAAGCATATAGGCAAAGCACTCAAGGGACATACCTGCAGCCAAGAGGCAATGAAACAGAATGTGGAGTATTACAAGAAGGTCTTGAGCCAACCAATTGTTAAGGTAACTACAGCATCAATTGAAACTCAAACTATTGGAGTGCCAGGGGGGGACCTTGGGGTACCCTCAGATCCAAAGGAGATTCAGAAGCTCAAGACCGAAAATGAATTGCTCAAGAAGCAGAATGATATCCTGGAAGATAAGTGCCAGAAGGCTGGATTACTCTGTGATGCCTTGTGCTATTCTATTAGTTATATCAAAGAACAAGACCGTGAGATATATCAGAGTATTATGGATAACCTCAAAGAGGATTACGAGGGGGTGCTGCGCTACATCAAAAATTGAATAAGTATTGCACTTCAATGACTATAAAATGTCAGGATGTGTATATCTTGTTACTAATAAAAGTAATAACAAGAAATATACTGGGCAGCACAATAAACCAGATCCTACTATTAGATGGGATCAGCATATTACATCAAAGCGAAATATTCCATTTCATAAGGCTCTTAGAAAATATGGGAGAGATGCATTTACTTGGGAAATTTTATGCGTGTGTCCTTTAAAAAAATTAACTCAGATGGAAGCATACTATGCCGAAGTCTTTGAAACTTATATTTGGGATAACCCTGGAGGTTATAATGCAGTCTGGTGTTCTGATAGCCCAAGACTTGGATTAATAACATCTACAGAAGTAAAAGACAAAATTAGACATTCTCTTCTTGATAAGAAACATAATTTAGAACGTATAGAAAGAAATCGCCAAAGTCATATTGGTATCATTCCTAATCAACAAACGAGAGAAAAAATGTCAAAAACAAGGCTTGGTAAAAAACATTCACCTGAGACAAAAGAAAAAAATAGACAATCAGCAATAAAAGCGTGGGCTAAGAAAAAGGCAGAGACTCAAGATCTTCAGAACGCTCAAGGATCTCTGGTATCCTACTTCTCATCATAAGATTCTGAGCTTCTGTCAATCTAAGATCATACTCTACCTCTGGAGTCTCAACAACCTTCTTTTTTCTTCCCTTCAATGGATGCTCAAGACCATTCTTCTTGCTCAAGTACCTGGTAGGTTCTCCTTGGCGATAAAAAGCAATGACCCACTGGCCATCCTTACACACTGCTTCATAATCCTCTAGCTTTCTGATCATGGGAAACTTAGGGGGAGGTACAAGAGTATGAAAAACAATAGACCACCTTCTTCCCTGAAACTCCTTGGTGTAATGTTCAATCTGGCTTCCATCAAAGAGCATGGGTCTATGCCTGATGTTGTACTCCTTGTCCTGGGGCTCCTTTAAGACCAATTCCCCTCCAGTGTAAGAACCAAATGCCACGATGTAGGAATTCCCTCTGTTGTGCTTATCAAAGTGAGCCTCGCACATGTAGCTGTCATTGACCTGCACAGAAGTGAAAGTAAATCCTGGAGGCATATTGACCAGAGCAAACTTCATGAGTAGATAGTGTAGCCGTGGATCCATCCAAGAGCATCTGGAGAGATCTGGAGCCAAGGAGCGCTTTCTGACCATCCCAAAGCACTGGCTTCTCCCAATCCCTACACCCTTTCTATACTTGTTTATGGGTATGTTGTGCTTAGAAAGATGTTCTATCAATGGCTGGAACACTGAAGCATCTAACTCTGGTAACTCAAGAGACATTATACTAGTGACCCGGATTATATCTCCAATTTAAAAGTATGTCTGGTTCGCCCTTCTTATCTCTAAACCTACAGAGGTCAGGGAACGTTTCCAATAAGAACTGGACGGCTCTGGCTTTTCGCTCAAGCCTCCCCCCTTGCCCTGCGCAAGTGCCAAGATATTTAGTCTTGAGTCCGGCGCTCCTGTAACGGAAGACTGCTCCATACTTGAGGAAGTATCTGATTGAGAGTTCGTAGTCGTGGGCCACCAGATTGAGAAGGCGAATCTCTTTATGATTACGACAAACAAAGAAAGCCCCAATAATGAAAGACAAATGGCTTGTGGTGTCTGGCTTGAAGCATCTTGCGTCGTCTTTGGGTAAGATACCCCATAGTCCGCCACGTCTTGTCCCAAGGAGTAGTTTGGCATCTACAATCAACTCAAGAAAAGATTTATTTGACTTGATCCCATCTATGTCGTCATCCATACTGATATAGATTTCATCCTCCTGGAGCCAGTCAGATATGAAGTTTCTCTGATCTCTGAGTCCTGGAACACCCAGAACTATCTGGTACCCCTGAGATACAGATTCATACTTATTCTTCTCCTCCTGGGATGCTACAAAAATATAGATTAGATCCTTGGGATATCTGATGTCGCTTAGAAATCTTAGAGTTTTCTGGTGAATCAGATTTTCTCGGCCGTAGGAAGGGATACAGATTTTAGTCCATTCCATCTGTAGATGACTCAGATTTTTTTGGCATATAACTAATGGTGAAGCAATGGTGTCCAGCATCATTCTGGTGTGTCCAGAAGATTGAGATGAGATCCCAGGGGTTTCTCATGCCAAAGGCTGTGGCCTCGTCCATAGCCTTTCCTTGATCTTCCGTTGGGCTGGTGAAGTAGTGCTCTGAACACGCAACTGTTGCACCACGAGACTCCAAGACGGCCTTGGCAAAGCACTTCTCGCAGTACGTCATGAGACGGCCAAGAAGCTCCATAGTCTGGACTCCCTTTGTTGTCTTACACTTGTGGCATTCGGCTGTCATTATACTCTGGAGTTAGAGATTATATTTATTTTTATATCTCCGGAGATTCTCCATCATACTGGTGCTCTCGCCCCAAAGAAGATAGCGCGAAAGATATCCTGCTCTGGTGGGATCACCTGTGCCCATGTCCTTCTGGTGCCTCTTGATATACCTGGCTCTCTGCTCTTTGTCGTGCGTCTTGGTGTAATCGTCCATTCCAGTGGCTCCGAACTTCGTGCGCTTCTTGCGGCCGTCAGTGTCAAAGGTGGCCACGTACTTATGGACTCCGTCGTGCGCTGGATGTACGGACTCAAGTTTCATCTAATAGACAATATTTTTAAACTCCAGTCAGATGTCTGACATAATTACTGGGTGACCAGATTATACCTGAAATCGTGCTATCTGGTGCGTTAGCACACATCAAATCTGAGATATATCTAATTCTTCCATTTATCTTGACATACTCACCACGAAATCTTTGGCTCCTGTGATATCTTGGGTCTCGTATCATTCTTGGAGGATACTGTTTAAGAGCCTTGCCGGATTGATTTATTACCATTCCTGTATTTGAGATGTAATAGTTTGTTTCTGGTATGAGAACCCACTCTGACATTATACTCTGTAATAGGAAATAAAATCTTAGATAGGATAGATGGCTGAACTAACGCTACACAACGGCGACTGCCTGGAGGTGATGAAGGCGATACCTGACAAATCTGTAGATTTGATAATCTGCGACCTGCCGTATGGGTGTCTGGCTACTCCCAAGATAGGAGGTCAGGCTAATATAAGAATGCCAGAAAATCGTTGCTCCTGGGACATCAAGATCAACCTGGAGCAATTCTGGAAGCAAGTGAAACGTATCAGACGCTCAGATCACTCGCCCACCATACACTTCTGTACCACCAAGTTTGGAAATGAACTCATCAATTCCAATCCAGATGAGTTTAGATATGACTTAGTCTGGGACAAGCAGAGGGGCGTATCATTCTTGACTGCCAACAAGATGCCGATGCGCTCACACGAGATGATCTATATCTTCTCCAAGGCTGGAGCACACTATGAGCGCAAGGATATAGAAGGGGACTTTGAACCTTACAAAGCAGTAACAGCATCTGCTAAAGATGGTCAAAATAGAACAGTTGTAATTGGTTCTGGTGTAATGAAGTCAGTTGGCTCTGATGGTTCAAAGAGATGCGTTAAGTCTGTTATACCAGTAAAGACCAAGTCTGGTTCAAGAAAAGCCAACCACCCAACAGAGAAGCCAGAAGCCCTCTATCAATTCCTCATTGAGCGCTACTGTCCGGCTGGAGGTACAGTCCTGGATCCAACCTTTGGCTCAGGTAACTCAGTCTTTACTGCATTTGCTCTCGGCCGTACAGCTATTGGAATTGAAAAAGACGAAGCATTCTTCAAGAAGGCAGAAGAAAGATTAAATTCTTTACCTTAGACAGATGGCTGAACTAACGCTACACAACGGCGACTGCCTGGAGGTGATGAAGGCGATACCTGACAAATCTATAGATTTGATAATCTGTGACCTGCCGTATGGGTGTCTGGCAAGTCCCAAGGGTAATCCAGCACATCAGAGAGCAGCAGATAATGGGGGGCAGCCTAATGGCTGTGCCTGGGACATCAAGATCAACCTGGAGCAATTCTGGAAGCAAGTGAAACGCATACGCAAGTCAGATCACTCTCCGACCATACACTTCTGTACTACCAAGTTTGGCTTTGATCTGATCCAGAGCAATCCAGATGAGTTCAGATATGACTTAGTCTGGGACAAGCAGAGGGGTGTATCATTCTTGAGTGCCAACAAGATGCCGATGCGCTCACACGAGATGATCTATATCTTCTCCAAGGCTGGGGCGTTTTATGAGCGCAAAGATTTCACTGGAGACTTCAAGGGGTGGAAAGGACATGGAACAAGATTTGCTAACATTACAGATAGAATGGAAGGTTCAGGGGGTGAGGGGACACGTTGTGTCTTATCTGTAGTCAATCCACCACAGTATATGAACTTCAAAAAATGGAATGTTAAGATTGATAGAAAGATTAATACTCAAACATATAATGGACAAGTTCCAATTGCTCCAACTAATTCTGAAGGAGGTGATGGGAAATGCTGCGTCTTATCTGTCATTCCAAATCCTACATCAGTCAAGAAAGGCGGCCACCCAACAGAGAAGCCAGAAGCCCTCTACAGATTTCTAATTGAGCGCTACTGTCCGGCTGGTGGCACAGTCCTGGATCCAACCTTTGGCTCAGGTAACTCAGTCTTTACTGCATTTGCTCTTGGCCGTACAGCTATTGGAATTGAGAAGGATGAAGCATTCTTCAAGAAGGCAGAAGAGAGACTTAATGCCTTGCCCTAATATAGAGTAGAATGGCATCAAGTAATCTGTATGTGGATCAAAATGGGAAATCTATCAAACCAGGAAGATACATTTATAAAGCAAGAGCCAATAAGTTTGCTGCTGTCTGTAAGTACCCAGAGGGCTACAGTAAATCAAAAATATGTTACACTCTGGAAGAAGCCGTAACCTTTATTACAGATGAGTATGATAAATATGCTCCTGGATGGTACTACAACACTGATATGGAGATGGTGTTCTTGAGACGGCCAAATGACCCAAGACCGGAGAGGTTGTATTAAGTTGGAAAAAAGTTTTACCGAAAATTGAACGCCGTGAGCGCTAACTGCTCAGCATAACAAAATGGTGGATCCTATTGAGGAAGAGGTTTATATGGTTGTGTCTGGTGTCAATGAGTTCTGTGGTAATCACGAGCATCTCAAGATGTTCAGAAACTACTCCACAGACGATGGTGATTACAAGACGACTTACTATCAGACCTATGGTGGCGGACCAGAGGGTGGCTACTTTCTACGAACATTCTATCCTCTCAACGGCTTTGATCCAGCGGATGAAGTCTATCGTGTAGAACGCTCTTGGGGGGCTGCTTTCACAGTAGAGAAAGTCGATGGTATGTTGGACTATAATAAGTATGGAGATGGAACTGCAGGGACTTGCCGTATTGTCAAATAACACTGAGGCTCAGGTACCACCCTGAGGGTCAAAAAGATCCGAGTATCAAGTTGATACTCAAATTTTTTTGTTGATGTATTCTTGCTCAGAAGATATATTCGGCTGATCCGCGGCTGCAGAGAAGAGAAGCATTGTACAGATACATTGCATGAAGCACATACGCCGTGGAGGCAAGGGGCGCCTGGAACTGAAGATTGACTACAGCGTTCAAGATAGGCTTTCCGTGGATTAATTTCATTTCCTTGTCGTAAGGGACGCAGACCTGAGCGAAGGGGCAATCTACCCAAGGTGTGCTCGTCGTGCCCTGGACTACTGAACCAGCAGCCTGGACGGCGACGTTCGTGAGCGTCTGCGTCTTCTCGTCGCAAGAGAGATTCCAGAGCGCCGCTGAGCCGACATCAAAGCGTGAGAAGATCTCGCCGTTGTACGTGAGCGTGACACCGTTGATGGGCTGGAAGTTGAGAGGGTTGTAGTTGCCGTTGCCAGGCGTTGAGTTGGCCGCCGTCGTGAGCCAGAGGACGATGCTCTTGACCTCACCAGCGCGGAATCCTGTAAGATTGACACTTAGGAGATCCGTCGTGCTGGCCGTGGATGTGACCTGGATCTGCGTCTCCTGCTGCGCGAAGTACATGAGAGGAAGCGTGTAGGCGTGGGAGTTCATATCAACACGGCGAGCGAGGAGGTCAGATGAGTCCGTGATCATCTCCTGCTTGACCTGGAGTTGAGCCGCCGCAAGAGCCGCTGAACCAGCCGTCAAGTTGAGGTTGGCCGTACCACTCTGATTGATAAGAACCTGGTTGAAGGCTAAGAGCTCAATCGTGATGACGATGGGCTGCACTAGGAGGTCTGAGGGGAAGGGGAGAGGCTTACCGGCAGCGCGGACAGAGTTGTGAGGGAGCTTGATATAGACGTAGGCTGACTTGTCCGCACAAGCTGAGCCGACGTACGCGTTACCACCAAGCGTTGAGATGTCAATCGCCTTCTGGGAGTTCTCCGCGTCAATTAAGTTCTGGAGATACATCTGCGCTCCAGAGAAGAAGTACTGCGCGGATGATCCGTAGCGTACTGAGAGACGCGCGATGAGAGCGTAGCCCCAGCCCTGGTTAAGAGCAAGAGTCGTGTAGTTGGCACCAGAGGCCGCAGGGGTGACGAACTGGGCGATGATGTCAGAGACTCCACCCTGGGGTGAGATTACGAATTGAGATGATCCAGCTCCAAGATTCGTGAAGTTCTGGACGAAGCGCGTATTTACTACGGCTGGGTACGCCTGCTTCTCAAGATTGCTCTCTCCATAGTAATAGGTATCAACCATCTCGCCAGGGCGAATTGACGCTTGCACTGATTCGGTCAAGTCGGAGTTCATTATACTTGAGCCCAATAAATTAATTTTGAATTAAAATATATTCTCTATATAGAAATGTCAAGCAAAAAGAACTCCAAGCACTTAGATTCTGACCGTAAGGAGACACGTGCGTCCGGAGAGAGCAAGAAGACAGGCCTAATGGATGGTATCGTTGGTGGTCTTTCTCGCAGAGTGAATCCCCCAGTCGTTGATGGTATCGTCCGTGGCGTTAGTAAGAATATGAATCCTGATCTTGTTGGCGGCCAGATGAGTCGCGTGGATCCTGGTGCGACGAAGCAGGAGCGTGGCTCGTTTGGCTCCGGAGCGTTCCCCCAGGGCAAGTGATTACTTAGGGGCTAAATATACCTCTACTCTCAAATACCCTTTTTTCTGATAAACCTTATATTCCATAAGTATTCCTGAACCATACAAGATACAAGACATTTTCTCAAGACAATATAATTCTTTACTTTTTGGTTCATTATCTACCTTATAAGATTGGAATGTAACACCGTCCTTGATGTAATCAAGAAACAAGTCATCAGCCATATCAATGGCATACTTTGTCTGGTTCTCATCCCATTTAGTATAGTGTGTCAAGTCCATCTTATTGGTGCTACCTAAGGACACCTGAGCCTTTCAATTTTTGGTGCGTATTTTTTTACCAATTCATATCTCTCCGGAATCCAGAGTAATATGAAGTGGTTGCCTCTTGACAGCCAATACGCCGTCTCAGAAGAAGGATATGTAATGAACGTCAAGACCGGACACATCTTGAGGCCATCAGATGACCGTAGGGGCTATGAGAGAGTAGATTTACACGGTAAGCACAGAAAAGTCCATCGTCTGGTGGCTGACAGATTTCTTCCGGCACCCACTGAGCAGGGTTTGGTGGTTGATCACATAAATCGCTGTCGCACAGATAATCGTGCGTCAAATCTCAGATGGGTGACTGTCAGAGAGAACAACCGTAACTCTGGAATCTGTCAGAAGTGCTACATGGCGAGTCTCACTTCATCTTCGCCTTGCTGAGCTCCTCAATCCGTGACTCTAAGAACTTCTTGACGACCTTATTCTTTGGTTTCTTCTCTATGATTCCCTGGATCGCGATTTCTATATCGGCCGTACCCTTGGCTGGCATCAAAGATTCTGACTTCTTGACAGATGGCGCATTCATGTCTTGCTTCGTCATGTGTTTTCTGTGCTGCATAAAGTCGTGGAGGAATGCTGGGATCTCGTTGGGCATATCTACTATTGTACAATAAGAAAATATTGTCTATATAATAGTATAGATGTCACACTCTCCTTCCAGCAGTGATTCAGAATCTGACGACGACAAACCAAAGGCAAAGAAGGAAGAGCACCAGAGTGGTGACTATATGAAACAGGCAATCATACAGAATGTTGCAGGAGTAAATATACCTGTCCTTAATGTTGGTTCAATTGAATTACCGGATCCTAAGTTTGGCTGTTCATTTATCTTGTGTGGTTCAACACGCTCCGGTAAGACTACAATGCTAAATTATCTCTATAAAACACATTTTAAGAATCATATCTCAGTACTAATGTCTAATTCCTTGAACTCTGATGCTTACGATATGCTTAAGAAGACTTGTGCTGCATCTGATTTTTATCATCCTGAGATACTCAAGGAAGCATATAAAATTAATCACGCCACAAAAAACAATTACCAATTTTTTATGATTATAGATGACGTACCGGATAAAAGAGAGGATCCTGAGATGAAGCGTCTAATGACAATATACAGAAATTCTCGTATCTCATCAATTGTCTGTGCTCAAACTGCAACGATGGTAAATAAGATGGCAAGATCTAATATTAATTATGTGTTTCTCGGTCGGATGAACTCATCTTCAGAAGTAGAAAGAAATATAAAAGATTATCTCCAAGGTCATCTTCCGACCAGTCTCAAAATGACTGAGAAGATACGCCTCTACAAAGAATGGACTTCTGATTATAAATGGATTGTGATGGACAACATAAACGGCACTATGTTCTTGACTAAACTTCAACCTTCACAGATTATAGGCACTTGAAAATTTGAACTACACTTTATGAGTATAAAATAGTATGTGGCTACAGTATGATGACAAGTATGACGTATCATCAGATGGAGAAGTGCGTAACAGAAAGTCTGGTCGGATATTAAAATCATCAGATGTAGGGGATGGATACCAAGGGGTAGTTTTGTGTCATAAGGGTATTATGTATAGTAAGCGTGTAGCAAAGATAGTAGCCGATAGATTCTGTCCTAAGATTAACCTAGATGGCCTGACAGTGGATCATATAGACAGAGACACTACAAATGATAATGCATCTAATCTACGATGGGTTGATAGAAGCACCCAGCAAATAAATAGGAATATGCCTCTATCAAGTAGTGGTAATAGGCATATTTATCTACTTAAATCTGGTAAAGTAATGTTCCGCATCTGTAGATATAATATGAAAATTGTACAGACTTACGATACATTAGAGGAAGCCATTACGGCACGTAATAAAATTATATACTCATTATAGATGTCCGTGCTCCAGACTGGGGTTTATATTAATCCAGAGACCCCTATCTGGCTCTCAGCCTTGACGACACCCATTGTAGCACCTGCTAATATACAAGTCTCAACGATGACGACGAATTCCTCTGGAGGTGTAATTCTGACCAACAATAACTTGAACTACCCCAACAATGAAAGT